GGCTACGCCTATGACGCGGCGGTCGTGGACCCGGATGACCTGCAGTTCGGCCCGGCCTCGGCTATCCCCGTCGAGGGCGACCCGCGGGCGGCGCTCATGCCGCTGGGCGTCAAGGAAGTGCCTGGCGCTGGCTGGCAGGAGGAGGCCGCGATCCTCGCCAACATCGCCGACGTCGCCGGCCTGACCGACGCTTCGGACAACTCACCCTCTGGACAGACCAACACCACGGCGACTGAGGCCCAGCTTGTGCAGGCCGCGCTCGGCCGGCGCATCGAGCTTGGCGCGCGGCGCTTTGAGATCGAAGTCGTGCGCCACACGGCCCGCCAGTTCCTCTACCTCGACCAGCGCGAAATCCGCAGAGCGCGTTCGCTGATCCAGCCCGGCGCAGAACCCGAACCGCTGGACCCCGAGGCTGCGCGGTACAAGTGGGTGAAGATCGGCCCCGGCGAGCTTGAAGGCGAGTATGAGATCGTCGTCGAGGGCGGCTCGATGGCCGCGCGCAACGTCCCGCAGGACCGCGCGGATGCGGTGGCGCTGCTGCAGAACTTCAGCCACGACTGGTTCATCAACCCGACCAAGCCGCGCCTGCGCGCGCTTGAACTCTTCGGGATCAAGCACCCCGAGGCTTGGCTGCGCTCCCAGCAGCCGACCGTGCCGTTGGCGGCGCTGCGCATGATGATCCAGGGTGGCGCTGACCCGGCGCTGATCGCCCGCTCGGTGATCGCCGCACGGACGGCCGAAGCGCCCGAGGAAGGCCCGAGCGCCGATCAGGTGGTCGCGATGTCAGGGCAGGCTCAGCAGTGAGCTATCAGCCGCCCCAGCCCGGTCTACAGGCCGATCCCGCGGTCGCACGCAAGCAGGCCGAGGAACAGCTTGTCGAACAGATACTCGGCGGAGAGCTGCCGGGCGCGGGATATCTCTACCCCGATGACCCCGCCAAGCGCCAGCAGCAGCTCATCAAGACCACGCCGCAGTTCGTGCGCGACAACCTGCTGCGCTCGATCGAAGTCATGTCGTTCGCGCTGCAACTACCGTTTGGCGAAGAGAAGCTGGCCGACATCGGCAAAGCGATCCTGGAGGCTGCGCAGGCGTATCTGCTACTGGACCCGACCGTCGATGAAAACGGCATTCCCGTCGAAGGTGAAGGCTCGCTAGCGCACGCTCAGGCCAAGGCCGTTCACCAGTTCCCGCCGCGCGTGCAGCCCAACGCCGCCGAGGAAGCGATCAAGGAAAAGCACGAACCGCAGTCCACGGCGCTGCGCAAGACGCGCGGGCAGACGCCCCGTCCACAACCGCGCGTCGGCTCGTGAGCGCCACCCGCCAGACACAGCCGTTCAGACGTTCGGGCAGTCGCGGCCCATCGCCGGTGCTCGACGCCATGCTTGCTGGCCGTGCGCACGGACTCGCCGGAGCTGTCACAAAGGCCGCTTTCGTGGCGACTCGCGGTGCCGCACGCAAGCCGGTACGCGTTCCGCGCGTGCTGCCGGCGCACAAGCGCCGCTGAATGCAGTCCGGCAGCGGCCCTATCCTCGCGGCCAATGAATGCCCCGGTAAAAGCACCGCCTGCCCTGACTCGTCACGTTGACGAGTTGTGGGAGGGTATCGACGCTCGTCCAGCGCTGATCGAGGCGGGCGAAGCCGTCGAACGGCTGCTCGACTCGCCGGGGTTGCAGGCAGTCCGTGCCGTGCTGGAGCGGGAGGTCGCGACGATCGACCGCCAGCTTGAAGGTCCGGTCTCAGACCCGTCGGAGTATCCACGTCTGCTGGGCCGCAAAAGCGGCTTGGCGGCGTTCGACGGGGCAATCAGCGCCATCCGCGAACGCGCTACGAAGCGCCGCGCGGAAGGCGAAGCGGAAGCAAGAGCGAACGCGGGCGAGTCCGCGGCGGAGAGGTAGGTCACGATGGAGGCTTCAGGGGCGGGATTGGCGACTGCGCCGGCAACCGGCGACGGTCAACAGCAGGCAGGCGAGCAACAGCAGGCCGATGGTCAGCAGCAGCCCGACCTGGCGGCCGTCCTGGACACCATCGGCCAGCAGTTTGAGCAGCAGCGGACCATGCTTCAGAGCCTCGCCGAGTCGCGGCAGGAGCAGGCGCCGCAGGAGCAGCAGCAAACCGACGCGAACGAGGGCCAGGGCGAGATCGACCTTAGCTTCCTGGACGAGTCTGCGCCGACCTACCAGGGGCCGGAGGCTGCGATGCAGCAGCTCGGCTCTCTGATCGACAACATCGCCGCGCAGCGCGCGCAGGCGCTCGTCGAGCCCTTGCAGAAGGACATCGGCGAGCTGCGCACCGATCGTGCGATTGACGACCTGGTAGCGAAGTACCCGCAGATCGCCGACCCCGAGGTCGGCAAGACGGTCATCGACACCGCCCAGCAGTGGGCACAGAAAGCAGGACACCCGGAGCTCGGCTCGATGCCCGAGTTCTTTGAGCTGGTGTATCTGGCCGGCCGCGCGGCTGACCAGTCGAAGCAGGAGGGCTCCACGCAGGAGTCCGCAGCAGCACTGGAGGGCGCAGGCGGGGCGAGTCCCGGTGGCGCTGGACAGGGCACAGCACCAACAACGGAGTCCGTGACGGCGAATTGGGGCGCGAAACGCCTGCCGCTGTTCACAGGGAGCCGTTGACCCTGTAACGCCCATTGACATAGGAGACTCACATGCCAACCGCCATAACAGGCGCAACCACGACGGCCAACGTCGACAGCGGCTCGCTGGCGATCGAGGTCGGCAAACAGATATCGCTCCTGGAGCCCAACATCCAGGTGCTAACGGCCTTCACGCGCGAACTCAAAAAGAGCTCGACGCCCGCGGTCGTCTTCAAATGGAAGGAGGACGAACGAAAGAGCCGGTTCGACACCACGTCGGCGGCCCTTGCGTCGACCACCAACCAGGAAGTGCCCGTCGTCCACGGCACCTACTTCCAGCAGTGGGACTTGGTGCTCAACTCGCGCACGGGCGAGATCGTCCGCGTCGACAGCGTGACCGGCAACACGCTGCTCGTCACGCGCGGGATCGGCGCGACCGCAGCGAACATGAACGAATCCGACGAGCTGATCATCGTCGGTCAGGCCCAGCCGGAGAACGACACGTCGAAGGTGGCGCGGTCGCTCCTGCCCAGCACGTTTGAAAACCAGACGCAGATCTTCCGCACTCCCTACGAACTGTCGGAGACCGCGGCAAACGTGTCCTACATGGTGGCCCCGAACGAGTGGGACCGCAAACAGCAGCGCGCAGGTGCCGAGCACGCGCTCGACATCGAGTACGCGTTCCTGTTCGGGCGCAAATCGACTACGCAGCCGGGGTCATACCCGGTGCGCACGACGGCCGGCGCGCTCTCGTTCATCTCCACCAACCAGGCCGACGCCGGCGGCGTGCTCTCCGAAGCGGAGTTCAACGCCTACATGGCGATGGTGTTCCGCTACGGCACGCCGGACAAGCTCTCTCTGATGAGCTCGGCGGCGATCCAGGCGCTCGGCAAGTTCCCGGCGTCCAAGCAGATCACCAAAAACGACGAGACGACCTACGGCATGGACGTCACGCGCTACACCGGGCCGTTCGGCACGATTCACACCGTCTACCACCGCCTCCTTGAGGGGTCGAAGTACGGCGGCTACATGATCACGCTGGACATGCCCAACGTCACCTACCGCCCGCTGAACAACCGCGACACGAAACTGCTACCCGGTCGTCAGCCCAATGACCAGGACGGCAAAAAGGACGAGTTCCTGACCGAGGCTGGTCTTGAATTCGGCCAGCAGCGCACTCACGGCGTCATGACCGGGATCACCGGCTGAGCGCAAACCACTGACGGGGGCGCTTCGCGCGAGTGCGGGGCGCCCCTAGCGAAGGAGAAGCCAATGCCTGCAGCAACGATCGAGGAGCCAACGGTGGTCGCCTCGCCCCCCGCCTACAAGACCTACGTCGCCCGCCGCGAGGAGCTGTGGCTGACGGTCAAGCGCGACAAGCCGATCATGGAAAACGGCGAGCGCGTGGACTTCGAGACGGGCGAACGCATTGGGTTCAAAGACGGGATGCTCAAGGTGCCCACGGGCAAGGGCGAGACGTTCAAGGGCGCGCGCGGCGAAAAGCTCGACGGCCCCGCGGCGATCAAGTTCCTGGAGAACCACGCCCTCTTCGGCCACAAAGAGGAGGGGTTCTGGCTGCTGGAGCTGCCCGCGCCGGCGCCAACGGAGTCCGAACAGGGTGAGCTGATTCGCCTCGCAGAAGAGCAGGACGTGGTCGGCATCGAAGCCTTCATTGAGGCCGAGCGTGCGGGCTACGCGCGCGAGGAGCTGCTGAAGATCGCCGGCGACACCCTGGAGCGGGTCAAGGCGCGCCTGGCGCCGCCTGAAGCCACGGTTAGCTGATGCGCGTCCAGCACTCCGACGTCGTGATAGGCGCGGGTGCTGGCGTAGTCGTCACGATCACCAAACACGGCACTCCTACGCCAGCGGTGCTGTGGGCCGCGCAGACGGGCGAAGAAGTGCTGCAGGCGGTCCTCACCAACGAGTTCGGCTACTACTCCGTGTGGCTCGACGAGGGCGAATACGACGAGTCGGTGGCTGCGTCGCCACGCGAGGACCGCGTGCTGTCGATTCTCTCCTGGCAATCGTTGCAGGCGGCCTCAGAAGTCAAAGAAGGGCCCCCCGGCGAAAAAGGCGAAAAAGGCGAAAAAGGGGCGACGGGCGAACCGGGCGCGGCCGTCGGCGGCTACCAAACTGGTGATCTGCGCTTTACCGCACTGCCGGCGCTTGCCGCCGGCTGGCTCGCTTGTGACGGCTCGGCCGTCTCGCGCGTCGGCGAAACCAAAGCGCTCTTTGAAGCGATCGGCACCGCCTACGGCGCGGGCGACGGGTCGACGACCTTCAATTTGCCCGATTTTCGCGGGCGTTCGCCGATCGGCCTGGGTAAAGGCACGGCGGGCGACGAAGGTGAAGTCTTCCCCACGCTGACGCTTGGCCAGAAGGTGGGGCGCTACGTTCACAAACTGACGACAGCGCAGTTGGCCAAACACACGCACACGGCCACGGACGCGGGTCACAAACACAAACCGGAATCTGGTCCGGCGACGTTCAAAGTGGGCGGCATCGGCGGCACGTATGCCGACGTCAACGCCTCTCCGGTTTATCCGAATACCTACCAGTTGGCCGATAATAACGAAACAGCCTCGGCCAAAGCGAACGTGACCAACTCCGAAGCGGGGGGCGGCGAAACGCATCCCAACGTCCACCCCGCCTCGGTCTGCGCGATCTGGATCAAGAAGTGACGTTCGTCGTCGAAACCGGCGAAGCGGTTCAGCAGCTTGTGAACGCCGTGATCGAAGACGCAGACTTCGACGCGACG